CTCCAGGCGGTTCTCGAAGATTTCCTGCGCCGGCGCGATGGTGAGGATCTGGAACGTGCGGATCGCGTTCGGCAGTTCGTTGTTCGCGGCCAGCTTGCCGGGGATCTGGATGCCGGCGAGCAGCGGCGGGACCTGATGCGCGGAGACGATCTTCAGCGAGAGTGAGTCCGTGATGTTCGTGAACCGGGCGCCCTGGTCGGTGCCCTCGATGTCCAGCTTCTCCAGGACGATCTTCGCCTCGGGCTCCGGCAGGTTCATCGCCATCGACTTGTGCGCGTTGCCGAGTCCGATGTGCGCCTGCATCGCGGTCTCAAGCGCCTTCCATTGCTCGTCGCCGGCCTTCGCGCCGGTGATGAACAGGAGGAACTCCGGCACGCCGCGGTTGATGAAGAAGTCGAACTCGCGCTGGTCGAGCGCCTGCATCAGTTCGATGCTGGAGACGGCCGACAGCCAGCCGGGCAGGCCGTAGTGGCGGTTCAGCGCCGTCGGCTGCATGAAGTGGATGACCTCGCTGATCGTGCCGAGCGGCATCGTCGTCGGCGACTGACCCTCCTGCGGGATCATCTCACCCGTGCCGCTCGGTCGCATCCCGCCGGACCCGCCAGCGTAGAACCGCTCGCTGTCGCCGAAGCGCGGCAGCCGGTAGCCGAGCGAGGAGCCCATGAACCCGACGGGCAGGCCGACGAGTTCGTAGTGCCACTTCCCGCCGCCCTCCTCGTAGATGTAGACGTAGTCGGCGGGCAGCGCGTGGAGGCCGACGATCTTCGCGTCCGGTCCCACGCCATCGCGCACGACTTCGAGGTAGCCGTTGCCGGTGCAGAAGAAGTCCTCGGCCACGACGCCGAGGACGGACGTGATGTCGCTGTTCGTCAGCGGGTCGAGCACGTCCTTGATCTTCGAGTCCAGCTTGAACCCCAGGCCGACCGTCGCGTGCTTCTTGAGCGCGATCGACGCCGAGTGATAGGGGTTGTGCATGATGAGGCGCGACAGCGCGAGGAAGTTCGCCGGCTGCGGCCGGCGGCCGGGGAGCGCGTTCACGTTCGACGCGGCCGGGTCCTGTTCGCCCTGCTGCTTCATCAACGTCGCGAGCAGCGACTCGCCGGCGGAGGCACCCGGCAGCGGCGGGTGCAGTTCGCGGTGCAGCCGGAAGCCGGAGATCACGCGCGGCGGGACAGCGGGCACGGCTTCATTGGACATCGGCTAGCCCTATCGAAAAGGTTGCGGTGTGGCACGGCTGATGCTACAAGAAGCATGAGGCGTGCCGCTGTCTTTCCTTATAGCCCGGCCGGCGCCCGTTCGCCAGGAGATCCCATGTCCGTCGCCACCGCCAACGGCAAGCACCCTGGGAAGCACCGCGTCCTGAAGGCGCGAATCAAGTTCCTGTCCCTGGTCAAGCGCGGTGCGAACAAGATGCCGGCGCTCTACAAGGCCGAGGGCGAACTGGTCGAGCACACGACCCTGATGAAGTTCGACGCGGAGCAGGGCGAACTCCTGACCGTCACCTTCGCCGCCGAGTACCGCGACTCCGACATGACCATCGCGTCGGCGGACGTGGTCAAGGAAATGGCCTACTCGCACGCCGAGTCCGGCTTCCGCCTCGACCTCTTCCACGACGGCGAGGCGCTCAAGCCCGAGCAGGCGTTCATCGCCGAGTCCTTCATCATCCAGAAGGGCGACCCGCGCTTCGCGGACTGGAAGGACAACGACGGCAAGCCCGTCGATGTCGCCGGTGGATGGGGCAACGTCATCAAGATCAATTCCCCCGAACTGCGGGCCGCCGTCAAAGACGGCTCGTTGTCCGGGGTCAGCGTCTACGGACCCGCCATCGTGGCGCTGAACAAATCAGACGAGTTGGCGGATCACCTTTCCCTTCGACTCCGAGGAGAACCCAAGTTGGACCCCAAGGAACTCGTCGTCGCGCTGCTGAAGGCGCTGGAGGAGCGCGATGCCAAGCTGGTCGCCGCCCTCAAGCCCGTGGCTCCCGCGCTCGACACGAAGGTCGCCGAACTCGAACTGTCGCTCAAGAAGAGTGCAGACGAGTCCGCCGCGACCATCGCCACCCTGAAGAAGAGTGTCGAGACGCTGACCGCCGAGAAGTCGGCTGTCGAGGCCAAGCTGGCCGAGGCGCTCAAGACCTCGAACGTCCCCGCCGCGAACACGGCGGCGCTGACGCTGAACAAGACGGTGGACGACGCGCAGAAGCGCGGCGCCGAGATCGTCGCGCGGATGCGTGCCGCTCGCGGCGCGAAGTAATCCGCTGAACCACGACACCCACACAAGGAACCATCCATGACCGTCAACAAGACCGCTCTCTTCCGCGAGGCCGACGGACTCGATCCGCTGCCGCGCGTCCACGTCAAGCCGCACGGCCTCAAGGCCGCGACGTTCAAGGCCGAGAGCGAGGGCGACACGCCCATCCTGCACCTCTGCCCGCTCGTCAACGTGGCCGGCGTCTACCAGCAATGGGAGGACGCGGATGCCCGCGTTCACGCGCTGCTCTGGGCTCCGTCCGGCTCGCTCGATCTCGACGCCACGAACCAGGTCGTCGGCGTCGTGATGCTCGCGGGTCAGGTCAGCTACCTGGACATCCCGCTCCCCGCCGGCCAGACCCAGAACACGCTCGCTGCCGCCCTGAAGGCCGGCATGCGCGAACTGGACATCGACATCGTCGATCTCCAGGGTGCCGATCTCCCTGCGGCGGACGTGGACTAAGCCTCGCGGCCTAGCCCCGACCTCCCTCACCACAACCCCAGAAGGATCAACTTCCAATGGCCGATTCGATCGACCTTCTCCACTTCGCGACTCTGACCGAAGTGGTGAATCACGTCCTCTCGCCGAACACCTTCCTCAAGAAGCTGCTGTTCAGCAACCATCGCACGATGCCCACCGAGAACTTCGAAATCGGTGTGCGTCTCGGCGAACGCGACATGGCCCCGCTCGTGAAGAAGAACGGGCAGGCGGTCATGGTCAGCGGCTACAACACCAAGTTCATCAACGTTTCTCCGGCGAACATCCGGCTGAAGCGTGCGGTGTCGCCGGAAGTCCTCTTCCGTCGCATGCCGGGCATGGACATCTTCCAGCAGGACGCGGCGCAGATCCAGCGCGCGGCCGAGCAGGCGTTCCAGGACGACATGCAGCGCATCGGCGACATGATCTCCAACGCCGAAGAGTACCTGTGCGCGCAGGCGCTCACGGGCAAGATCACCTATCAGGTGACGGACATGGAGTCCTTCGAGGTGGACTACGGCCGCGACAACGCCCACACGATCGCCGACGACTCGCTGTTCGGCGGCAAGGCGTGGGACGAGACCGGCTCGGATCCTCTCCAGGACGTGAAGATGGTCAAGCGCCTCTTCTCGCAGGCTGGCGAGCCGGCTCCGACCGACGCGATTCTGGGCGAGGGCGCGAGCAACGCGCTCCAGGCCAACGCCGCGGTCAAGACCGTGCTGGCCTTCAGCCAGACGAACATCCTGGCCGGCCAGATCAGCTTCATCGAGCAGTTCCGCGATGACGGCGCCCTGTACCTCGGCACCCTCGGAGGCGTTCGCTTCTGGGAGTACAGCCGCAAGGTGAACGATGTCGCCGGCAACTCGTCCGACCTGATCGGTTCGACGCAGGCGCACTTCGTCTCGAACAGCCCGGCGGCCGAGATGGTCCTCTACTACGGCGCGATCCCGGACCTCGACGCCCTCCAGGGTGGTCAATGGGTCGGCGAGCGGTTCGCGAAGTCGTGGATGGAGCCGGACCCGTCGCAGCGCCTCTACCTCGCGACGAGCCGTCCTCTGCCGGTTCTCCGTCGGCCCAACGCCACGGCGAGCCTCACGGTCGTCGAGTCCTAAACTCGACACCTCTCCGGTCTCTCACCGGCCGGCGGGCTAACCCCGCCGGCCGGTAACTGGAGTCTCCAATGGCAACCATCTCCCCTCTCTTCGTGGCGGACGCGGACTCCCTTCGCGCGTCGCTTCGGCTCACGGCGCTCAACAGCGCCGGCACCGATGCGGCCGTGATGGTAGACGACGCCATCCGAGAGGTTCGAACCGGCTTCCTTCGCCGGCTCGGGGTTGCACGGGTCGGCGTTCTCGTCGCGATCGACTACGATCCGACGGCGGGCGCGCCGGCCAATGAGGATGAGATCCTTCGTGAAGTCGCGAATCTGACCGAGATCCTGTGGGTCCGCAAGCTGCTGCTCACGCGGCTGCCGACGACCTTCCGGGATGCGAGCGGGCAGGCGCGGCTCGACTGGAACGCTGACGCGCTCACGCGGGAAACCGCGGAGTCGGATCGGCAGGCGGAACTGGAACGGCTGACCGCGACGATCGAGGACAACCTCGAACTGCTCGCCGGCGATTCGACCCTGACGAACGAGTCCTCGTGGAAGGCCACGACGTTCGGCCCGACCGATCCGCCGCGGCCCGAAGACACCGCCTACAATCCGCCCGGGCACGTCCTCGGTCCCTACGACTGGTAGCCCATGTCTCAGCCGATCTCAATGGCGCAGACCATCTACGAGGCGATCGTCGCTCTCGTCAACGCATCGACGTTCGTGCCGGTCGTCTACTCCAACGTGGGCGGCCCGGCACTAGAGCGTAGTGCGCTGGACGAGTCGCAGGCGGTCGCCCCGAAGTCCTGCGTCTTGAACGAGATCCGTGCGACCTACCGCGAGGCGAAACGCAATCGCCGCGCGCAGACGTATGAGCGGGACCAATGGGTCTGGGAGTTGTTCCTCGACTTCGACCGCGAAGTGTCGCTCGAAGACTTCGAGAACCGCTTCCTCGACCGCGGCCTCGTGATCCCCGCGGACCCCCAACGCGGGACCTCGCAGGTCAACGTGACCCTCGCGAGCGCCCCTTTCTACCACCCGCCTCAGAGTCAAGCCTCGAACGGAACCTACGTTCGCTTCACCCTGATCGCGTCGGTCCACCCCAAGTAAGGATTCAACATGGGTCTCAATGTCAGCGGCGTTGCCGATGCGAGCGACTATGTCCTCGGTCGCGGCGTCGTGATGATCGCGCCCCTCGACGCGAACGGCAACCCCGGGCCGTTCCGCGATCTGGGCAACGCGCCTTCCTTCTCCATCACGGGTGCCGCGCAGACGGTCGAACACCAGTCGTCCCGGCACTCCCTGGCTCTCATCGACCGCAAGATCGTGACGAGTCAGGCCCTCACCTGTGCCTTCGAACTCGACGAGGTGCAGAACTTCAACAACCTCGCCGACTGGCTGCTCGGTGACACGGCGCGCGCGCCCAACGGCTACGCGGACGGCAACGCCAGCCCGGTCGTCGTCGCGGACGACACGGCCGGCTCGATCGCCGCCGTCCTGGGCAAGCACAAGCTGCTCTACAACGACAACGGCGTGCGGATGTTCAACGTCCTGACGACGGACCTCGTCGTCGTCACGACCGAGACGATCCCGGTGACGCTGGCGGACGGCGTGGACTACGTTCTCGACGTGGAGAACGGCTCCATCTTCATCGTCGCGGACAGCGCCAAGCTGGCGACCGCGGCGGGGGCGAACAAGGGCTTCACCCTCCAGGTCTCGGCGGCGACCGGCTCGACCGGCGACAACGTCGATCAGGCGAACGCCTTCTCGAAGTCGTCCCTCGAAGTGGCCGTGCGCTTCGTGCTGGAGAACGCGGCGGACAACGCCAACCAGAGCGAGATCCTGCTTCCGAAGGTGACGCTGGCCTCCGACGGCGATCTCTCGCTGATCGGCAAGGACTTCGCCACCATGAAGTTCACCGGCTCGCTCTCGCCGGGCGATGTCGGGTCGAAGTTCGAGGGCGAGTACGTCGTCATCACCGACGGCGGCACGTCCGGCTCCTGATCCCACACCACACCCAACGAAGGAATCCTTTCAATGGCAATCAATGTCAGCGGCGTTGCCGATGCGAGCGACTATGTCCTCGGTCGCGGCGTCGTTCAAATCGCTCCTCTCGATGTCGATGGCAACCCGGGTCTCTTCCGAGACCTCGGGAACGCGCCGTCGTTCTCGATCACGGGCGCGGCGCAGACGGTCGAGCACCAGTCGAGCCGGCATTCGCTGGCGCTCATCGACCGCAAGATCGTCACGTCGCAGGCTCTCACCTGTGCGTTCGAACTCGACGAGGTCCAGAACTTCGACAACCTCGCCGACTGGCTGCTCGGCGAGGCGGCTCGTGCTGAGAACGGCTACAAGACCGGCAACTCGGCGCAGGCCACCGTCGTCCCCGACGGCGATCTCGCGAACTGGCTCGGCAAGCACGCGCTGCTCTACAGCGACAGCGGGCTGCGCGTCTACAACGCGGTCACGGGCGATGTCGTCGTGAAGACGAAGGAAACGAGCCCGATCACGCTGGTCGATGGCACGGACTACATCCTCGACGTGGAGAACGGCTCCATCTTCCTCATCGCGGACAGCACGGCGCTGGCGACCGCGATCGGGGCGGGCAAGGGCGTCTCGGCGAAGGTGTCGGCGCAGGCCGGTCAGGCGAACGTCGATCGGGCGAACGCCTTCAGCAAGTCGTCGCTCGAAGTCGCGGTGCGCTTCGTCCTGGAGAACGCCGCGGACAACGCGAACCAGAGCGAGATCCTTCTGCCGAAGGTGACGCTCGCGTCGGACGGCGACCTCTCGCTGATCGGCAAGGACTTCGCGACGATGAAGTTCACCGGCTCGCTCTCCCCGGGCGATGTCGGTTCGAACTTCGAAGGCCAGTACGTCGTCATCACGGACGGTGCGACCTCGGGCGCCTGATCGAACGGATCGGAATGAATTGCAGGGGCGGCGCCGGTTGACGGCGCCGCCCCTTGTGCTTCTGGGCCGCTCGGGCTATAGATACCAGTAGCGAACCTCTTTCCCAAGAAGGATCTCCCGATGGCTCTCGGCTCCGACCTCCGCGGCAAACTCGGCTTCCTTGCTCCCCGCTCCGTAGAGCGTGAGATCGGTGGCGTCCGCTGGACGTTCTACGCCGTGCGCGTGCCGATGGTCGCCGAACTCCTCTCGCTCTCCGGCCCGATCGCCACCGCCGTCTCGACGCTGTTCTCGAACGACAACGCGAGCCGCGCGCTGAAGACGAAGCAGAACGAGGTCATCACGTCCGACGGCAACCGGCAGGTCATCACCGAGAATGAGCGCCCCTCCGTCTCGCTGGAGATGGTGAAGCACCAGGAGGAGCAGAAGAAGGAAGCCATCGCCACGCTGACGAGCACGCTGCTCGGGCCGGCGAGCCAGGACATCCTCGCGCGCTTCGTGATGGACTCGCTGCGCAGCGACTTCAAGGCCAGCCCCTCGAAGGACGACATCAACGAGTTCTGGAACGGCCTCGACCTCGACGTGATCTTCCAGTTCGTCGCCGGTGCGCTGGAGGCCAACGCACAAGTGATCCGCCCTTTTCTCGCGAAGGCCGGGTTGAACTTGCGCGCGGAGGCAATGTCCGCGCTCCGCGAAAAGGTCGGCCTACCGGGAAGCCAGCCAAGCCCGACAAGCCTGTCCGAAAGCGTGACGACTCTGCCGATCTCCGCCGAGCCGTCATCTTCCTCCTCACCGTCCTGAACGGCGCCGTCTCGCTCGCCGACATCGTCGAGATGGACTTCCTGACGTTCGACGACCTCCTGAAGAACGCACTTCAGGTTGACGCCTCGCGGCGCCTCGAACTCCTGACGCTCATCCACTACGGCGCGCAGTCCGACAGCGACGGCATCAAGGAACTGCGCAAGTCGATGCTGCGGCAGGCCGAGCCGGACACCGAGGAGAAGGCCAACCCCAACGGCGGGATGCAGGGGCTCAAGGCCGCGCTCCGCACGGGGAAGATCGGGGCTCCCAAGAAGCGGTAGCGGTAGCTGCTCGTCTGGGCTACAAGAGTAGTAAGAGGGCAGGCGAATGGCAGACTTGGGCGGCATCTCGTTCCCGATCAAGACCGAATACGACGGGTCGGGAGTCCAGACCTTCATCGCGGACCTCGCGTTCGCCCGGGAAGCGTTCGCGCAGTTCCGCGCCGAACTGGCAGCCGGTGCGTCCACCGTCAGCAAGTTCACCAGCGCCCGCAAGGGTGCGAACGACGAGGAGCGCAAGGCCGCGGCCGAACTGAAGGCCCGCCAGAAGGCGCTCCGCGACGAAATCAACATCCAGAACGAGCGCCTCGCCATCGCTCGGAAGCTGGCCGAGTCCGCCGCGCGGGAGTCCAAGGCCAACGGCGCCGCCGCCCTCGCCGCGAACACGAAGCAGACCGCCCAGAATCTCGGGCAGGCGCAGGTCCAGGCCAGCCTCCTCTCCGGCACGATCGTCCGCATGCTGGTGTTCCGGCAGATCGTCCAGTTCATCCGCGAGGGCGTCGGCCTCTTCAAAGAGTTCGTCAAGAGCGGCGTCGAGTACGACGCGACCATCGAGAAGACGCGGCTCGGGATCGCCGGCCTGCTCGACTCCATTGCGAACATCAAGGACGCGCAGGGCAACACGCTCTCGGGCGCGGAGAAGTTCCAGGAGTCGGTCGCGATCTCGACCGACCTGATGAGCACGCTCTCGAAAGAGGCGCTGCGCACCGGCGTCTCCGTCGAGGAACTCGGGAAGATTTTCCAGCAGGCTCTCGGTCCTGGACTCCAGGCCGGGCTCAAGCTGGACGAGGTCGCCAAGCTGACCGGCGAGATCAGCATTGCCGCGAGCGCGCTCGGCGTCTCCGAGAACCGCATCGCGCACGAGTTGCGCGACATCACGACCGGCCACATCCGCTCGGCGACCGACCGCATCGGCACCGCGCTCGGCATCAACGCGGACGACATCAAGCGCGCGAAGGAAGCCGGGACTCTGTTCGACTTCCTCCAGCAGAAGTTCATCGGATTCAATGCCGTCGCGGCCGAAGCACCGAAGACGTTCGACGGCATCGTCTCGCGCCTCAAGGTCACGAGCGAGATCATCTCGGGCATCGCGTCCACCAACCTCTTCAACGAACTGAAGAAGGCCGGCAGCGAACTGCTCACTACGCTTCAGGGTCCGAACAACCCCCGCATCACCCAGATCCTCCAGAACCTCCTCGACGTGTTCACGAATCTCGTCAAGGAAGCGCGCGAGTTCGTCGAGGGGATCACGTTCGACCAGCTTGAGACTGCCTCGAAGAACGTGGCTGCCGCGATGCAGACGGTCATCGACCTGCTCGTCGGCGTCGGCAAGGGCGTGGGCGACGTGGTCGGCAGCGTCCTGGATCTGGCCGGCGCAGTCGGGGGCACGCACCAGGGGCTCCGCGACTCGACGGAAGAGGCGACGAAGCTGTACCTCACCTTCAAGTTGATCTCGCCGATCGCGGCTACGCTCGCTCCGATCATCACGAGCATCGCGCTCGCGGTCCTCAAGTCCACGACCGCCATGCAGGCCCTCGGCGCGGCGACGCGCGTGGTGGGCACGTTCCTGGGTGGCCTCATCATCCCGGTCGCCCTGGTCGTCGCCGGCGTGCAAGAGATTTTCGCCCTCTTCGGCGGCGGCATCGTCTCGGTGAAAGAGTTCGCCATTGCGATGGAGTTCGGGTTCAAGAACGCCATCCTCCAGGCGCAGGTCCTCACCACGAAGTTCAAGGGCCTGACCGACATCACCGACGAGGCGAAGCAGAAGACCGCCGACGCGCTCGGTGACCTCCAGGCACAGATCGCAGCGAACAAGGACGCCGAGGCCCGCGCGTTCGCCGCCATCATCGACACGGGCGCCGTGGCCGGCAGCAAGGAAGCCACCGCCAAGATCATCGCCGCGGCAAAAGCTGCGTCTGACTCCTATCTCGAAGGGCTCCGCAACAACATCCGTCCTGGTGTGGCCGGGGTCTTCGACGACATCACCAAGGGCATCCTCGACAGCCAGCAGAAACTCATCACGGCTCTCGGCGGGACGGCGACGCAGAAGCCGCTCGCGGCGCAGCCCCATGACGTGACGGCGGTGAAGAAGGATCTGACCGAGCAGCAGGTCGATACGATCGCCAAGGAAAAGGAAGAGACCGCGCTGTTGAACGAGCAGGCGTTCGCGCTGCGCTCCGTCACGGCCGAGCGCGCGGTTGGCGTTGCAGTCTCGACGCAGCAGATCGAAGCGACCCGCGGCCAGACCCGCGAACTCGAAGCGCAGATCGCGGTGCAGAAGAAGGCCGACAAACTCGCGCGCGACAAGTTGGAAGCGCAACTGACCGAGGTGAGCGACGTTGATCGGCAGAAGGCCCTCGCTGCGTTCGATGAGCAGCACAACGCTGCCCTGGATGTCCAGGTCGCGAAGCGCGAGCAGATCAATCAACTGCTGCTGGAAGAGAACAACCGCGCCGGCAACAACGGCGCGCGCGCGGCGTTCGACCAGTTGGCTATCGACATCACGAGCAAGCTGCCGAACGCCATCGAAGCTGCGACCACGATCGCCAAGACTACCGTAACGGAGTTCGCTTCGTTCGTCAGCGACGCGATCATCGCCGCGTTCGACCCGAACAACAAGGAATCGCTGATCGACCGCTTCAAGCAGTTCCTCTCGGGAATCTTGAAGCAGGTCATCCAGATGCTCACGCAGATCGCCATTACCAAGGCGATCCTCGGCGACCCGGCCAGCAACGGCGGAAAGGCCGGCGGACTCGTCGGGATCATCGGCAGCCTCGCCGCCGCCGCGAGCGCGGCACAAGGCGGCCTGATCCGCTCCCCGCACAGCTATGCCCGCGGCTACGCGAGCGGCGGCGACGTGCGCCCGAACTGGGTCGATCGCCGTGACACCGTGGCGGCGTGGCTCCAGCCCGGCGAGTTCGTCATGCCGCTCGGCGCCGTGCGCAAGTACGGGCTCGCAGTCATGGACTCTATGCGCCGCGGCTCGGTGGCGCCCCGCGCGGTCCAGGCTGCGGCCGGCTTCGGCGCCGGGAGTGCAGCCGCCCCGCCGTCCGGCGCCTCCCTGGCGGGCGGTGGCGTGGCTTCCAGCGTGGCTGGCGCGCAGGCTCGGAACAACAGCACGCCCACGCCGGCCTTCATCGTGGCCGACGATCACTCGGTCGATGCCCTTCTGCGGGGCGGCCGTGGCGCCGTGCTCCGCTTCATGCGCGAGAACGCCGACGCGGTGTACACCGCCATCCGTCGCACGCGGCCGTCGAGGTAATCATGGCTCTAAAGTGGCTCGAAGGATTCGAGGCGCCCGACACGTCGGCGACCTACTACGGCCGTAAGTACGCGACCGGCAGCGGCGCCGGCACGAACACCGGGCGCGTCAGCGGCAACTCCGCGTCGATGTCCTCGTCCTCGACGTGGCGCACGGCGTCGCTCGGGTCGCAGAAGACCTGGACGATCGGCTTCGGCTTCAAGGGGCCGACCTCGCTGCCAGCGTCGATCGACAAGAGCCTGCGGCTCTACCTCGGCGCGAGCGAGCAGTTCCGCCTGCGCATCTTCTGCACGACCGCCTCGGTCGCCCAGGTCGATCTGATGCGCGGCGCCACGGTCATCGCGACGGTCACGAGCACGCTCTCGCTCTCGGGCTGGCACTACATCGAGTTGCAGGTCGGCGTGGACACCGGCACGGCCGGCACGATCGAGTGCCGCATCGACGAGGTCAGCCTCTACACGAACACCGGCACGAACACCGCGAACGCCGGCGTGGCGAACGCGGACGTGGTCGAGTTGAAGGCGACCAGCGGCGCGTCCTGCTTCATCGACGACTGGTACATCTGCGACGATCAGACCGGCGACGGCCTCGGCAACGACACGTTCCGCGGCGACTCCCAGGTCGTCGGCTTCAAGCCGAACGCCAACGGCTCGATCAACCAGTTCACGCCGTCGTCCGGCACGAACCACGCGACGCTGCTCGCTGACTCGAACGACTCCAGCTACGTCGCGAGCAGCACGGTGAACCAGGAGGATCTCGTCAACTTCGAAGATCCGACGATCCCGAGCGGCTCCATCTTCGGCATCCAACTGACCAGCCTCGCCCTGCTCGACGTGGCCGGCAGCCGGCAGTTCGTCGCCGAATACTACGACGGCGCGAGCCACGAACTGCCGACCAGCCACGTCGTCGGCTCGACCAGCATCGCGGCCTTCTCCGACGTGGTGGAGGCGAACCCGGTCTCGGCAACGAACTGGTCCTCGGCGGACCTGAACGCCGCGCAGTTCGGCGTGAAGCTGAAGGTCTAGTCATGGCGCTCCGGTGGATGGAGGGCTTCGAGGTCGATCAGGGCACGACCGACTTCACCCGCAAGTACGCGGTCGCCGCGAACAGCGGGACGTGGAACTTCATCGCTGGCCCGAAGGTTGGCTCGGCGATGCAGGGCGGCTCGAACGCCGACGCGGAACTCCGCACGAAGGCGCTGGTCGGCTCGGTCCAGAACACTTGGATCGTCGGCTGGCGCGTGCGCGGCGCGACCGCGGCGACGGCGCTCTCCGGCGACCGCGCCGGCGGCGTCACGCTGTTCAGCGGCTCCAGCAGTCAGGTCGAAGTCCGCGCCCACTTCGAAGGCTCCGCGGTGACGTGGCGCGTCTACCGCGGCTCGACGCTGCTCGGCGAGTCGCCCTCGTTCTGGGATTCGGACTGGTCCTACTGGGAGTTCAAGATCCTCGCCCGCACGAGCACCAACGGCTCGGTGCAGATCCGCAAGGATGGCGTGGTCTGGTACACCCTGTCCGGCGTCAACACGGCGAACAGCGGCAGCGACGGCGCCGACCGCGTGCGCTTCCTCTTCCAGTTCGGGAACCAGGGCAGCTTCGATGACATCTACATCTGTGACGGCTCGGGTGCTGCGAACAATGACTATCTGTCTGGCGACGTGGTGGTCTTCGGTGCGTCCCCGAGCGGTGACGGCAATCGCGTTCAATGGACTCCGTCGCGCGCGGGCACTCACTTCGACCTCGTCAACGACGCCCCCAACGCTTCGAGTGATACGACGAAGGTGAAGTCGCAGACGCCCGGTCAGGACGATCTCTACGACTACCAGAACCTCTCGCTCGTCTCCAGCGGCCAGCCCATCTACGGCGTGCAGCTTGGCACCGTCGGCGGCATGGAGACCTCGGGCAACCGCACGCTGAAGCCTCTCGTCCGTGACACCGGAGGCTCGGAAGCCTACGGTACTTCCTGGAACTGGAGCGACACCTCTCCCCACCACGAGCCGACCATCTTCGAGACGAACCCCGTGACGAGCGTGGTCTGGAGCAAGACCTCGATCGACGCGGCGCAGTTCGGCATCGACCTCTTCTCCTAACCCGCCGTGGCAACACTTCGGGTTCCAGCCTTCTACGGCGAAGTCCTGGTCGGCTCCGGCGGCGCGACCGCCAAGGTGACGAAGCAGGGCCTCGAAGTTGCCGTTGACAACGCCACCGCCAACACCGATGCCCAACTCAAAGCCGTCGCCCTCTACGCCGAAGCCATCGTCGCGAGCCACTTCCCTCAACTGGTCCGCGTCTCGAAGCAAGCCCTCGAAGTCGCCGTCAACAACGGAGCAGCCAACACCGCCGCAACGCTGAAGGTGGCCGCCCTCTACGCCGAGGCGATGTTCGGCGTCTCCTCGACGGCGCAGGTCACGAAGCAAGCCCTCGAAGTTCTGGTTGACAACGGAGCCGCGAACCCCTTGGCTACTCTCCGAGTTCCCCTCTTCCACGGTGAGATCCTCGCGCAGCGCGGCCCCACGCCGCCGGTGCCGTTGACCGACCCCGTCGCCCTCGACTTCTTCGTCCACAACTGGGCGGCCACGGTCGAGATGACCACGAGCTACCGCACCGACATCGTCCCGGCGCAGGAGTCCATGTCCGAAGACCGGCGCGCGCTCTGGTCGCGCCCCGAGCGCGTCATCAGGATCCGCTGGCTCCAGAGCGACCCGGAGTTCATCGAGCATCTGACCGCCACGCTGCGTCGCATCCCGAACGAGCGGCTGTGCATCCCGCTCTACCAGGACCAGATGGAGGTCACGGCTTCCAGCGGCGCCAGCGACACGATCTTCGGAGACACGACCAACAAGCGGTTCTTCGTCGGCCAGCGCGTCGCGATCGTCTATCTCCAGTCCGACGGCTCGCGCGTCGCCTCAACCGATCTGCGCCGGATCATCTACCTCACCGCCACGTCGATGCAGTTGGACTCGGCCACGAGCAACGCCATCGCGCCGCACACGATGCTCGTGTTCCCGACGATGGACACCGAGATCAACCTGGAGTCCTCGGTTGCCTTCATCACGGAGACGGTCGGCGAGACGACGCTTGAACTGACCGAGGTGCTCGGCCCGAGCGCGCTGCCGCCGCTCTCCCGCGCGCTGCCAGCCGGAATGCTGTCCTACGCCGGCAAGCCGATCTGGAACTTCGAGCACGACTGGTCCCACACCTTCCTGACGCGCTACGTCCGCGAGGGCCAGAAGACGACGCAGGGGCGCGGCCAGATCATCAACACGCAGGGCGAGCGCCACCGGCTGCTCCAGGAGTACAAGATCGGCCCGTACACGCGCGAAGACTTCTGGCCGTTCGTCCAGTTCTTCGACTGGTGCCTCGGCCGCGCGAAGTCCTTCTGGGTCATCGACCAAGAGAACAACTGGACGATCGAGACCACCTCGTCGGGCACCATCGACATCACGCCGACCGGCGACTTCGACGAGTTCAACGTCGAGATGGGCTTCATCGGCATCGTGATGAACGACGGCACGCGGATCGTCCGGCAGGTCGATGACGTGGAAGACCTTGGCAGCGTCTACCGCCTCACGCTTCACGCTCCAAGCCTGCCGATGCTCGACTACGCCAACGACACGCGCATGATCTCGCGCGCCCGGATCAGCCGCTTCAACACGGACGAGTTGAAGGAAGTCTGGTCTACCGATGGCGTCGCCGACGCCACGACCGAACTGATCGAGACCCTCGAAGAGAAGGACGTGATCCTGTGAGCGACGCTCTCGACCAGTCCGCGAAAGAGTCCTTCATCCTGGTCACGTTCACCTACGGCGATCCGGCCGACCCGAGCTACGCCTACTACACCAACCGCTCGGAGAGCTACAGCATCTTCCAGTCGATGCCGTCGCTCGAAGTGGAACTGCCGCCGAACACCGGCGTCTTCGGCCAGGACATCTGCACGATCCGCATGGCGGCTGATTCCTTCTCCGACCGGCTGACCGACGGCCTGCCGACCTCGCGCACCGAGATCCAGGTCGAGGAGATCACGCTCTCGCTGGAAGTCGGCGGCGCCGCGGAGCGCCTCCTCCTGTTCAGCGGGCAGGTCACGGCCACGATCCGCAACTACCAGGGCCGCGCGAACGCACGGGCCATCAAGGCCAAGAGCAAGAAGACCTACCTCGATGTGAAGATGGGTCTCCAGATCGACCACCAATGCCCGTTCATCTTCAACGGCCTGGGCTGCGACAGCGGCACGTTCGCCGGCGGCTCGCCGCTGCACTCGAACCCGTCCGCGGCCACGGTGGCGACGATCAGCGGTCACAAGCTGACGGTGACGGCTGATCTGACCGCCCCGATCCAGCACCTTTTCCGCAAGGGCTACGTCAGCTTCGACGGCATCAACATCGACATCCGCGACTTCGATTCGCTCATCAGCCTGCGCGACCTCTACCTCACGCGGCAGGCGCCGGACTACTGGGTCGGACAGGTCATCCAGATTTTCCCCGGCTGCGACAAGACGATCGAGAACTGCCGCGACCAAGTGAACGAGGCCAACTTCGGCGGCATCGGCTACGGGATGCCCGCCTACAACCCCGCGCTCGAACAGTCCCCGTGATCCAGGCCCGCACCATTCCGCTGCGCTGGAAGGAATCCGGCCTCGGCTACGAGCCGCGGCTGGAGGCCATCCTTCAGTCGTGGGCCGGCACTCCGTACATGGAGGGCCAGCAGCGGAAGGGCGCGGGCGTGAACTGCGTCCGCTTCCTGACGGCGGTGTGGGACGAACTCATGCACCGCGATCCGCTGGCCTACGACCGGCTGCCGCGCGACGTGTCGCTCAACCAGCCCGAGATCGCGCGCTCGTTCATGCACACGCTGCTCCGCAACTACCAGCCGATCGAGGACGTGACCGGCACGACGATCTTCGCCGAGCCGGGCGACGCCCTGGTCGTGGCCGCGCCGCACGCCGGTCCTGGCCACGCAATCATCGTCGGCGCGCGTCGCAACACCACATGGCAGGCCGGCACGCACGGCGTCATGCAGACCGGGTGGGGCCTCGTTGACAAGTTCCAGACCCTCACTCATCACTTCCGCTTCGGGAATCGCGACTCATGGACATCGTGATCGAACTGATCCTCGTGGTGGTCCTGTCGTACTTGAACGGCAGGCTCCAGCAGAAGAAGCTGGACAGCGTCGCCAAGGATGACAAGCCGACGACGACCTCGACGCGCGGCTCCTACTCGAACTGGTTCCTCGGCGAGCGACGCCTCGGTCCCGTGTTCGCGTGGGCTGGCAACCGGCACATCCACAAGGAAGATGTGCCGGGCGGCAAGGGGCCGGAACTCGGCGGCAAGCCGCTCCAGTCCGCGGTCTACTACGAAGACGGCGTTCACGTCGTCTCCGTCGGCTACGTTGATGAGATCCGCTCGATCCAGATGGGCGGCAAGACGCTGTTCGCCGGCCCTATCACGCGCGAGAACTGGCCGAGCGGCACCGGCTTCGATCTCGGCAAGGAAGGCGGCTTCTACATCTGGTGGGGCGAGGATGGCGGCTCCCTGACCGGCGACGTGCCCCCGACTGATCCATTCCTCGGCGACGCGAGCCGGCTCGACATCCCGAGTCGGTTCCCGCTGCATTGCCGCTTCGTCTGGATCAACAAGCGCCTCGGCACGCAGGCCGTCTGGCCGTTGATCGACTACACGCTGTTCCGCAAGTGCCACTACTCGGATGCGCTGCTGCCGAGCACGGACTCCTACATCCCCTCGACCTTCACGCTGACCGGCGCCACGTTCCCGATCGTGGACCGCGTGAACGGTGTCCAGGGCACCGGCTACTTCACGACCACGGCCGACATCGGCCTCGTGACGACGGAGCCGGGCATCCACTACAAGGCATCGGTCATCAAGGATGGCGACAAGTTGGAGATGGTCGGGAATTCGATGGCCGACCAGACCCTCGATGTCCTCTTCACCGAGGTCACGGACTCCCCGCTGCATCCGCTGCTCGGCGTCCCGCAGACCAAGATTTTCCCCGTCGGCGGCGTCACCGGCGCCAACACGAGCGGCACGCTCCAGCAATACGTCCGCGCGCACGACGACGGCCTGAACCCGGCGCACGTCATCGCGGAGACGCTGTTCGCGCCCTGGCCGCTCGGCCTCGGACTCGACACGGCCGACTGGAACCTGACGAGCGGCGGCAACTCGCTCGACGCTCTGGGCGTGCTCTGCGCGGCCGAGGGACTGAAGGCGAGCATCATGGCGAAGGACGGCCAGACCGCGGCCGAACTCGTCGCTGGCGTGCTCCAGGACATCGGCGTCGTCTGCCCGGTCAACAACCAGACCGGCCTGATCGACTTCGTGGCGATCCGCGACGAGAGCGCCAACACGCTGGAGACGATCACGACCGACATGCAGGCCGGCACGTTCCCCGAGATCGAGACGCCGCAGGGAGAGTTGCCGATCAGCACCACGATCTTCACCTTCACCGACCGCGCGAACTTCTTCCGTGAGATGACTGTCTCGATCGCCGCGGACGGGCAGGCGCAGTACGTTGGCAACCAGCGCGCCGAGAACGTGCAGATGCCGTCGGTCATCGACTTCGATGTCGGCGCCAAGGTGAGCGAGCGCCGGATGCAGGAGTTGATGGCGGGCGGCGCGAGCTACAAGCTGACCGGGAACCGCGGCACGCGCAAGCTGATGCCGGGCCAGACCGTTCACGTTGACGGTGTGTCCGAACTCGTGCGCCTCACCTCGATCCAGTTGAAGCCCGACTCGGGCGAAGTGGACATCGGCGGCGTCGCGGACTTCATGGGCGCCAAGACCAGCGGTCTGGCGATCGACCCGCCGATCCCGTCCGGCCTGCCGGGCTCGCTCACGGCGGCCGACGCGCCGCTCCAGTTCGACCCGGTGCAGATCCCGGCGGCCTATCTGAACGGCAACCCGACGACGCTGCTCGTTCCCCAGGTTCGTGCCAGCAGCGCGGTCGCGAGCACCGTGGCCTACATCTCGCCCGACGACGCGACCTACTACGAGGTCTCCTCGACGCTGACGGCGCAGGCCGGCGGCACGACGACCGGGACGCTGACGAACGTGGCGACGACTGGCTGCAACTTCGACTCGCTCGGGCCGGACATTGGCACGGTGCTCGACCTCTCCAGCGACTCGGCCAGCTTCAACGCCGGCCGCCAGTTGCTTCTGATCGTCAGCGGCGCCGGCACCGAGGTCTGCTTCGTGGACTCGATCACGAGCCTCGGCGGCAACAGCTACTCGCTGAACAACCTCGTGCGCGCGCAGTTCGGCACGACGGCGCTCACCCACGGCTCGGGCGCCCGCGTCTACATCTTCCAGCAGAACGACCCGGTCGCGATCCAGGACGTGCTGCTCGTGCCCGCGGCGACCGTCTACGTCAAGATGGTGCCTACCGGGCTCACGCTGGCGGATGTGACTTCCAAGTCCGTGGTCATTGCGTGACGGAGCCGCCCATGCTAGAATGTCCAGTATGCGACCACCGCCTCTCGATCAAGCGCACCTTCTCGGCCGGCGCGGCCGGGCAGACGCAGGAGACGATCTGCCTGTCCTGCGGAAATCGTTTCGCGGCGGTGACGATCGTGGTCCGGCAGATCGACGAGCACGGCCTCGGCGCCTTCGCGGCGGCCGGCCAGCTTCGCCGCGGGGAGTTGCATCTGGCGGTTGACAAGACCAAGTCCTGACGTAGAATCCAAAACGCTGCCGACCGGCTGGAGCCGGATGGCCCGTGAGGTTCGACTTCCTCACTCGGCAGCACTTTTCAACCCCGGAGATCCCCGTGCCCTCGATCGAGAACATGACGCGCCCCGAACTCCAGGCCGCCTTGAAGAAGGCGCGCGCGGTCCCCGCCGACGTGGAACTCCTCCGCAAGCTGAACAAGTCCCTGGTCGCGAAGGCCCGGCGCGCCGACGGCATCGTGGCGCTCGCGGTCGCCGAGGTCCAGGAAGGGCTCGCCGAGTTCGAGGGGCTCGTCCTGCCGCCGCCGATCAAGCTGAAGCGCGGCAAGGAAGAGATGGTCGCGGTCGCGCACGTCACCGACACGCAGATCGGCAAGATCACCGACTCGTTCAACACCGAGATCGCCGAAGGCCGGCTCATGGAGTATGCGCGGGCCGTCGCGAAGTGCGTGCAGGTCCACCACGCCAACTACGGCGTCCAGGAACTCCACGTCTACCTCGGCGGAGACATGGTCGAGGGCGAACAGATTTTCGCCCACCAGCCGTTCCAGATCGACTCGTCCGTGCTCCGGCAGGCGTGCATCAACGCGCCGCGGATGCTGACGCAGATGCTCCTCTACTGGACGAGCTACTTCCCGAAGATCAAGGTCCTGACCGTGCGCGGCAACCACGGCCGCGTCGGCAACAAGCACTCCGTCACGCACCCCGAGACGAACTGGGATTCGGCCTGCTACATCGTGACCGAGGAGATGACGAAGGGCGCGCTCGCGGCGGCCAAGCTGCCGGCCGACCAGATCACCTTCAAGCACTCGCGTTCATGGTACGTCGTTGATGACGTGCTCGGCCACAAGAACCTGCTGATCCACGGTGATGTCGGGATCAAGGGCTCGAACGGCTACCCGTGGTACGGGACCGGCAAGCGCATGGCCGGCTGGCTCGACGCGGTGCCGGAGGCGTGGCAGCACCTCTACATGGGCCACTTCCACCAGTACGTCAGCTACGACTGGAACGGCCACTTGGTCTTCGTCGGCGGCACGATCGAGTCCGACAACGAGTTCGCGCGCGCGGAACTCTCGGCCACCGGCAAGCCGAAGCAGCGGCTCCAGATTTGGAACCGCGAAGACGGCCCGGTCGTGGACCTCCCGATCGTGCTCAAGTTCGGCTACACGCCCCGCAAGGTCTACGGCGACAAGCGAGTCACCCTTTGACCCCCGAAGCTGAGAAGGCGCTCCGTGCCCGGATCCGGCTCCTCATCACGAAGATCCGGCTCCTGGGCATGGACATCGCCAAGATGGCGGTCGAGATCGAAGAGATGAAGAAGCGCGAAACGGAGGGTGACGAGTGGAAGCACCAGTAGACCCGCCGGCCTGGCTCTCGCCGGCGCACGACGCCCGGCTGCGCGCGGCCGGCATCGAGAAGATCAATACCATCCCCGGCTTTGGCAATGCCATCGTCCAGCACCGGCTCCCGGAAGGCGTCTTCATGTTCATGGTGCGCCTGAACCGCCCGGAGTGGGCCGGCAAGGACCACGCCCAGATCCTCGATCTCCTGGAGAAGCTGCTCCTGGAGGGCATCCAGATGCGCAGGGACCTGCTCGCCGTCGAGCCGCCGGTGGCGCCCGGTGTTTGACTGGCTGGACGACTGGGAAGACGGCGACGACGGCGACGAGTTCGAGCCGGACGTGTGCGACATCGAGATGGGGTGGGACCCCTTCCCAGACTAGCTGAAGAGGCCCCCGGCGCCGCCCAGGGTGCCCCCGAACTGCGGCCGGGCTCCCGCCACCCCGTCCGGCCGCGTGACGCGCCCGGTGCCCAGGATGTCGCTGTAGAACGCCATGGTCAGGGCGTCCGCCCGGTCGGGCGACCCCTGGCCGGTCCTCTGGGCGAAGGTCTGCTTGTTCTCCAGGCGCATCCGCCCCTTGGTGTCCAGGTCGTAGGTCCGGCTCACCAGTTGGCCGATCAGATGGTCGTCATCGGGAAGACTGATGTTGCCGGCCTTCAGCCGGCGGGCCAGGGTGAACAGCGACTCGGTCGCCTTGTTCGCGTACTCGCGCGAGTCGCACGCGGTCCCGCCGAAGTTGAACGGGATGTAGCGCACCTTGGCTTCGTCGAGGATGTGCCGCACGCCGGCGCCCATGCCGCCCACGTCGAAGACGTAGATGCAGTCTTCGTTCTTCCAGCACGCGAGGTGCTGCATCCTGATCGCCTCGCGCATGACCTGCGCGGGGTCGGTGTTGCGGAAGAACTTCCACTCGACGATCGCCATGCCGTGCCGGCGGTAGATCACGCTCTCGTCTGAGCCGAACGCCGCGAGGTCGATGCCGAACGCCTTGATGGCCGGCGCGACGAGGATCGACGGACCCTTCGGCCGCTTGCACGCCGCTTCGAGCAGGTTCAGGTCGAAGGGCGACTTGTCGTTCATCGTCGGGAACTCGCCTAGGACGCGAGTGCGGAACGGCGTGCTGTCGCGGCCGTACATCTCCTCGAACCGCTGGTTGCGCGCGGGATCGACGATGTGCGGGTACTTCTTGGCGATCTCTTCGGCGTTGAAGTGGTGGCACTTCCAGAGCCCGCGCTTGGCCGTGAAGCAGCGGTGGAACGCGGTCTTCGTCGCGGTCGGGTTGCCGATCGCCATGAAGAGGCAGTCTTCGTTCGACAGGGTGCCTTCCGCGGTGACGAAGATTTCGTCGCTGATGCCCTGCGCCTCGTCGAAGATGAACGTCATGTTCTGCTGGTGGTAGCCGGAGATGTTCGCCGACTTGGTCGCGGTCGCGATCTTCACTTCCCAGTCACGGGTCTGCCCGAAGATGATGCGCGACTTCGTGACGTTGATGAACCGCTTGAAGTACGGGTGCGCCTTGTCGAGCAGACGCGCGCACTCCGCGAGGAACTGGTCACGACATTGCCGCACCGACGGCGACGACAGCACCACGAGGGCCTTGAACTCGCGGATCGCGCGCCACATCGCGATGACCGACGTGATCGTCGTCTTGCCCGGCCCCTGGCCGGATCGGATGGCGATGTGCGTGACGCGGTTCTGCACGTCGCGGAGCACGTCCGACTGGTAGTCGGTCGGCTCGAAGTTGAGGCACTTGCAGAAGTAGAAGAGGTCCACGCGCGCCTTCGCGTACATCTCCTCCCAGGTTTCGCTAGTCGTGAGCATAGGTCGTGGTCAGCACTTTCGCCGGCGGCGCGTAGACCGCCAGCATCTCCATGACCTGCTCGCCGGGGATCCCGTCGAGGTCGCTGATGATGAGCAGCGAGTTGCGGCCGCGCGAGGGTTCGGGCCGGCACCTATCCTTGCCGCCGGCGATCCACCAGCGGAGCGTGCCACGGCCGAGGAAGCGCGTGATGACCTTGCCGTCGCTGACGGCGGCCTCGCGCTGCATTGCGCCCGTCGCGCCCTTCAGCACCGTCGTCATATCGGTGAGCCAGTTCGTGCGCGACTGGCCGTAGGGCAGCGCGACGATCACGTCCTCATCCGGTTCGGCGAGGAGGTGCCAGAGCGCCGCGGCGATCTCGATGCGGCGGGTCTCGGGCGACTTGAAGTTCGTCTTCGTGACGCCAACGCGGTCGCCGGCGCCAAGCTGGCGCAGGAGCACACGGGAGCGCACGAGCATCTTCAGCCCGAGCGCGGTCTCTGCGAACTGCGCGGGTGTCGCCACGGTATCCGTCCCCACGACATCACTTGCGCAGGCCGACGAACGCGGCGGCGACTCCGAGGAAGGTGGCGATGGCGCCACCGACCTGCGCGAGCACCTTCTGCCGCGTCTCGATTCGCTCCATCCGGCCGCGCAGGCCGGGCGAATCCACGTCTCCGACGATCTCGCGGTGGACTTCCTGCAACCACTTGTCCCGGCGCTCGTCGCGCTCTCGGTCCTGCTTGCGCTGGAGTTCGAGGCGCAGGACGCGCTCTCCGAGGGACTCGTCCTTCTTGGGACTCATGGTGCTGGCTCAACCGGGGGTTCGAGAAGCTGACGCTCCGGGACGGGCGCGATGGACACGCGCTTCACCGACCGGACCATCTCGGCCACATCCTCGTCCTGCTGGTCCCCGCTGGAGATCAGCCCTTGGATCGAGGCCATGAGGCGCAGCACCGCCGCCTCGGCCGTCACTTTTCCTTCGTCTCGGGCGCGCTCCAGCGACTCCTGGAGGCGCATCATCATCAGGCCCTTGTCGGCCTCTGGGTCGGACTGCGTGAGGCGCTTGGCGCTCCGCTTGGCGAGTCCGATGAGGGTCGTGGCCTCCGTCTCCCGGAGCCCCTCTTGCGTGAGCACGCTGCGCGCGGCGAGTTCGGTGCGCGCCAGGAGGATCCGCAGGACGCGATCGGCCTCGGCCGTCTCGAAGTCCATGATCTCCTGGGGCATCGGCCACGCGGCGACCGCGATGCCGGGGTCGGAGAGGAGTCCAAGTGCCGAGTCGTTCTCGGCGATTGCGCGGACGCCCAGGCGCAGCCCGAGCGTGTGGACGATGTCGCAGAACCGCTCGATGGCGTCGGCGTCGAGCGGGAAGGCCGCGGTCGGCAGGAGCGCGAGCGGCTGGCGCGACAGGCCGACGATCAGGGCGTCGCGGACATCGACGTGCTTCGCGGGGAAGACCTGCCACGGCTCGGTCCAGCCGGGATCGGTGGAGGTCGCGTCGGCGAGGAACTCGTTGCCGCGGAGCATCCCGCGCATCCGCGCGAACTCGCGCACGATCCGCCACGCGACGCGCCGGCGGGCGACCAGGGTGCCTTCAAGCTGCTGCTCGGGCGAGAGGAAGGCCCGGCGCCAGAACTCGGCCTGCTCCGCGGCGGCCATCGTGCGGCCGGCGGGCTCGTCTCGGAGGACATCGGCAGGGCTCATACTGGATATTGTAGCCCAGACGAGCCCCGGGCGCTACGGGTGCCCGAACAGCTTGACGAAGAGGAAGACCGCCCCTGCGCCGCCGCCGAGCGCGAGCAGCGCGAACTCGATCAGGTCAAGGGCCGGGCGGCGGTGGTAGATCCGGTGCCGCGGGGGCTGATTCGAGTTGTCGGATGGCATCATAGAGAGATCCTTTCCCGTTCACTTGGAAGCCACACTCGCGGCAGAAGAGGACGACGCGGACTTCGGCGTCGCCGGTCATCACGGCGACCTTGTCGCCGCCGCACCGGCCACAGTAGCTCGACACGTTCATCGCCGGCCCGCCGTGCAGCCGGCCGCTCGGCACGGGCCGCCGAAGCCCTTGTGGAAGCCGGTGCCGTAGCAGCCGGCGCACGCCAGTTTCTTCTCCAGCTTCTTTAGGTTGTCGGTCATGGACTTGCCGGTGTAGTCACCGAACTTCTTCGCCTGTTTGTCCCAGTCGATGTGGAAGGTGTGGCCGTTCAGAGGCAGGGGCGGCGCCACGGCGAAACCCGGGGGCTGCAACTGGAACAGACTGCCAGTCTTTAACACTATGATGGTGCCGCCGTTCGGCGTGACCGGGAATCCTTCCTTGGACGAGAACAACCAGTCGTTGTTCTGCACGATCTCGAATAGTTCGATCGTCGGGCCGCTGACCCGGCTGAATAGGACATCATCGGCCATGTCGACGATGAAGGCCCCGGCCGGGTTGCATTGCACGGTCAGAGAGAGGTCGGTGCGCGCGACGACGTAGGGACCAGCCGCGTAGAGGACCATCTCGAACGACTGCTGGAAGTCGAAAGCGCCCGACAGGAAGGACTGCTTGTTGAGCGTCCCGTTCACGGCTTCAGCCTCACGGGCGAGTTCCAGCGTTCGCTGGTCGCGTTGAACTTGCGGGCGACGATCTGGTTCAGATCGAGATTGAACCGAGCCGCGAGCAGGTCCACGCAGATCATCACGTCGGCGAGTTCGTCTTCGAAGTGACGGAGGAGCGTTCGCATCTCCTCTTTCTCGAACTCGTCCGCCTCTCCCCAGAACATGTCATCGTAGTGCTCCCACGACGAGATGCGGCGCATCTTCTTCAGGACGTTCAGCGCCTCGCCGACCTCGCCCGCGAGGTTCACGGCCCATTCGGCCGGCGTCCAGTCCTTGATGCCGAAGCCCACGCGCTTGCCCGCGCGTCGCTCGTTTGCGTCACGGAGCCGCGTGAGGAAGTCGGGCGTGCCGTCGGAAAGCAGGTCGCTCACTTGAGCACCGGCGTCGGATAGCTGCTGTCCGCGTCGTTCTGGACCGACGCGCGCCGCACGAAGCCGGTGCTGTCATCGATGAAGTAGCGGCCGACATCCAAGCCGAAGCGTGTGGCCGCGAACGTGTCCGGGATGCGGAAGAAGGAATGGCTGCCGGTGCTGCCATCGACTCCCGCGCGGTGCAGCGCGAGTTCGAGGAGGTGGTTCGGGATCATGCGAGACTCCTATGGTTTCGAGCCACCAGGAGTCTACCGCCTACCTCGGCGTCGGCAAGTCCCAGTAGGGCGGATCGAGGTGAAGAATCTTCTCGACCCACTCGTGGACGCGGGGGTCGGCCGTGACGACGATGCCGTTCAGGCCGCCCGGCGCACCGAAGCCGAGCGTCAGGACGCCGACGACCTCGCCGTGGTCGTCGAAGACGGCCGAGCCAGAGTTGCCGGGGTCGCCGAACAGCACGACGGTCAGGATCGCGTTCTCGACGGTCTGCTCAGGATCCTGGGGGTCCACGCCGAAGTCCTGGGAGCGCGGGTCGCCGACGTAGCCCTGCGCGACCGCGGCGCGCTGCGCCCACGGGAAGCCCTCGATCCAGACGTGCTCGCCGGCGCGCACGGGCTCCGGCCGAAACTTGAGCGGGCGCATCGGCGCGTCGGTCCAGAACTCCAGGATCGCCACGTCGGCGGTCCTGCACTTCCAATGGGCGTGCGCCTCGCCGAGCGAGCCGCCGGTCGCGTCGTGCCCTTGCATGTGCGGGCCGATTTCGAGGCAATGCCCGGCCGTCATCACGAGCGTGCGCCACTTGTTCGTCGGCGTGTTCTGATCGAGGGGCGTCGGCCGCTCCGACGAGATCACGAAGCCCGAGCCGGCGCCGATCATGGGGTCGTTGAGGAAGACGATCGAGTCAAGTTGCTGGACGACCAGGGGATTCAGTTCGGGCAGGACTCGCTGCTGACTCGTGCAACCGACCGGGAGGAGCATCGCAAACGTCGCGATCCAGAGCAGGGCTACGGACACGAGCGCGGCCCAGAAGGCTGCGCTCTCACGACGAGATGGACGCTGTTGCACGGGAGTCTCCTACCTATCTTTGTAGCTCAGGATTCGTCGATGTTCAAGACGAACTCGAACTCGCCCTCCGCGACGACCTCGGTGCCGTTGTCGCCGTCGTCCAGTTCAAGCTGCCAATGGTAGAGACCGAGCAGGTTGGCGGTGTCCGTGGACTCCAGCAGCGAGTCCACGATCCCCTGCGCGCCGAGGGTCATCGTGCTGGTCACGACGAGCACGGAGTCCTTGAAGTAGCCGTTGCGGCCGCGCGCGGACAATGCCAGCTTGCCGGTCATCGCCGACACGTCAGCCACGACCCGGCCGTTCTTGTCCTGCGACAGATCCTTCACGACCACGCGGATCATGTGCTGATCGCCCTGCGCGAAGGTCTGCTTGGGGTTACGTTTCATTGGAGCGAGCCTTCCTGGAGAGAGATCGGGATAGAGGAGCCGTCGAGCAGCACGAGCGGATGGCGCCAGCCTTCCAGCACGATGACCGGCGTGAACTCGCCGACCATGTCGATCTCGGCGCGGATCTGGACCTTGAGACTCGGGATGTAGACCTGTGCCGCGCTCGACACGAACGGCAGGTCGAGGTGGAAGATCGCCTGCGGCGTCTGGTCATAGACGACCGACTCCGAGTCGATGAACGGCAGCGCGACGATCATCGTATTCGTCGGCGCGTAGACGACCTCTTCAGAGTCCACGAACGGCAGCGTGACGCGCAGCGTGATCCCGAGGTCGTAGACGGTCGCGGTGCTCGCGACGAACGGCAGCGCGGCCTGGAACCCGGCGCCGAGGTCGTAGGCCACGGAGGTCGGCGAGATGAACGGCAGGTCGATGTGGAGCGTGAAGCCGGGCGCGTAGACCACGGCCCCGCTCGCAACGAACGGCAGCGTGAGATGCACCGCCCCGGCCGTCACGTCGAGGTCGTAGACGACCTCCTGCGTGTCGAGGAACGGCAGTTCGATCGTCTGGTTCGGCCCGATCGTGGTGAGCGCGAAGACCTGGAGGATCGGCGGGTCGATGATCGGCAGCGTGATGTGGACCGCGCCGGGCGTCGCGGCCTGCTGGTAGGCCACCGAGCCACTCGCGATGAACGGCAGCGTGACCGTGATCGCACCGGGCGTCAGCGTCAGATCGTAGACCACCGCGGCCGAAGCCACGAACGGCAGCGTGATCGTGACCGCACCGGGCGTCAGCGTCAGATCATAGACGACCTCGCCGCTAGCGATGAACGGCAGGGTGAGGTTCTGCGTGCCGGAGGTCTGGCTGACGCCCAGGTTGTAGACGACTTCGCCGCTCGCGATGAAGGGCAGCGTGACCGTGACCGGGCCGGTCGCGACCGACACGTCGTAGACGACCGCCGTGCTCGCGATGACCGGGAGCGTGATGGACTGCGTCCAGAACGGCAGCCCGCCCAGTTCGAGGGTCGCGCCGTCGCCGAGGACCGTCTGATAGGCGTAGCCGCCGCTCGGCAGCATCTCAGGTCTCGATGAAAGTCAGGTCAGGAAGGATGACGCCCGTGCCGGACGTGCTCGACCAGACGATGCCGAAGAGGCTCGCGTTGTCGAAAATCTCGGGGCAGTTCGAACCGTGCGACATGATCGCGTCGTAGATTTCAGGATCCTGGAGGCCGTAAATCGGCATCATCAGCAGCGGCTTGTAGAGCATGACCGCGATGTCGCCGGCCGTGCCGGTCGTGCCGGCCAACGTGAGGCTGTCGATCGCCGTGGCGCCGTTGTGGCCGCTCGACGCCGAGTCCTGGTTCGCGAGCGGGATCTGGAAGAAGCGCCCCGCCTCGCGGTTGTTCGTCGCGCCGATGCCGATGGCCGTCGAAGTCTTCGCCGAGCCGGCCTCCGCGTCCGTGTAGCTCACGGTGAAGGTCGTGCCGGTGACGCCGACGATCGTGGTGATCTCCAGCCCCATCATCACGCCGTAGCCGTTGGTGTAGCGCGTCAGGACCGTTGGCACCTGTCCGGTGACGGTGTGCGTGCCGGAGTTCGTGTCACCATTCGTCGAGACATTCACGCCCGCGAGCGCGTTCGCGCGCGAGGTGCTGATGTCGAAGGCGTTCGCCCCGAAACTCGTGACCGAAACCCAGTACGACGTGCCCGAGACGATGTGCGACGGCAGCGTGCCGGTGGTCGTGAACTTGACCTCCTGGCCGATGCTGAAGCCGTGGTTGTTCAACGAGATGACCGCCGGGTTCGCGTTCGAGATCGTGGGGTTGCCCGAGCCCGCGTTGCCCTGCACAGCCTGCGCGCCCGTGACCGTGCCGCTCAGGCCGCCGCAATGAAGCAGCCGGTCGCAGATCATCAGCGTGCCGATCGCCGTGTTGCCGACGCCCATGCGCGGCAGCCACAACTGGCCGGAGCCGCCGTTGACGTGCGGGATCCCGCCGGCCGTGGTGTTGTCGGGCACGGCCGGCGCCGAGGGCGAGGAGCCCGCGAGCGGGCCGACCTTCCAGAGCGAGGACGGGCGGCCCGCGATCGAGGTCAGCGTGTTGAAGGACCAGGGCACGCGCTGAATGGGCTTCAGCAGGTTGGCCTGGAGCGTGGCGAGGTCAGCGATGGCACTCATCTATGCCTCGATCATGTGGAGAGCGCCGAAGTCGGCGGAGAGCGTCGTCCCGTTCGGGATGTAGAGCAGCGATAGGCACGCGCCGGTCAGGACCTCGACCGGCAGGTTGCCCATGATCCAGGAATGAACGTCCGCGACGCCGGCCTGCGAAGTCGAGAACATCATCAGCGGGTGCGCGATGACGGCGCAGAGGTCGCCGGTCGCGCCGGTCGTCGCCGACAGCTTCAGGTTCGTCATGTTCTTGACGCCCTTGCCGCCGGAGCCGCTCGCGACCGAAGTTCCGAACCGGATCACGCGCTGCGCGTTCTGGAAGTTCGCACCGCCGATCTTCGTCTCGGGCGTGGTCGCCGCGTTGTTGTTCTCGTCGGTGTAGTCGAAGTGCGCGGTCACGCCGGCGTTCGAACCGACAACGGTGCTGATCTCCAGCCACAACTGGTTGCCGATGCCGTTCGTGTAGCGCGTGATCGTGCTGTTGAGGGCCTGATTCGTCGAGATCGAGCCGGACAGACCGCCGATCTGAGCCAGCCGGTCGTAGAGGATGAAGGTCCCCGAGTCGATCTGCGTGCCGGCCATGCCGCAGAGCCACTTCTGGCGCCCGCCGCTCGGATCGACCTGCTTCATCGCGCCGCGGGTCACGTTCGTCGGATAGACGAGCGTGGTGGGCGTGGCGCCGCTGCCGGGGTGGCCTTCGAACAGCCACATCGAGATTTCGCCGGCCGCCGAGGGCGTGTTCGCCCCGGCGCCGGCCACGCGGCCGGCGTGCTGCCACCAGAGGTTGTCGGCGTAGGTCGCGTCGCTCATCTTCGCGACGAGATCGCTGATCGAGGCGATGGAGCCCATGTTACTTCTCGACCATGTGGAGGACGCCGGTGATGTTCGGGACCGCGGTGCCACGCGAGAGCCAGACGAGGGCGAGGCACGCGCCGGTCAGGATCTCGATGAGGCCCGGCTGGCCGGCCGTGAAAGGCCGGAACGAACTGGTCGCCGCGGTCATCACTTCGAGCGTGGCGAGAGGGTGCGCCACCACCACGCCGAAGTCGCCGGCCGTGGTCGTGTCGGCCAACACCGTGACGCTCGCGATTGCCTTCACGCCCTTGTCGCCGGCCGCGAGCGGCAGGCGGATCAGGCGGGTCTTCTCGCGGAAGTTCGTCCCGCCGAAGGTGACGGCCTGCGTGGTGTGCGTCGAGCCGTTCTCGTTCGTATAGCTCGCGGTGATCGTGGTGGCGACGGTGCCGATCTGGGTGTTGATCTCGACCCAGATTTCGTTCCCGAGGCCGTCGGTGTAGCGCGTGAGCGCCGGCGAGCCGCTCGACTGGACCGTCTGCGCGCCGGTGTTGGAGGCGCTGAGGCCGCCGATCTGCAACAGGCGATCGTAGAGCGTCAGCGTGCCGGTCGCGGCCGTCGAGGACACGTTCTGCGACGTGAACGCTTCGAGAGCGGACAGCCACTTCTGCCGGCCGCCGCCGGGGTCACTCTGCTGGAGGCTGCCCGCGGTCGCGTTGGTCGGGACGACCGCCGTGGTCGGCGTGGCGCCGGTTGCCGGCTGCCCGTCGCAGACCCAGAGCGAGTGCTCGTAGCCGGCGACCGGCGTGGTCAGCGCGGCGCCCGCGACGGCCCCGGCGCGCATCCACCAGAGGTCTTCGTAGAGCCCGCTCGTGCGCTGGACGAGGTAATCGGACAGATTGACGAGCGACGACATTCGCGGTCTCCAGGAGAGGTCGCACCGCGGGCCGGGTCACGGCCCGCAGGCGACGAGGAGGTCTCTCGGACTGGAGATTAGAGCGCGAACAGACCGCTGGCGTTCGGCGTCACGACGATGTCGCCGCCGTTCGGCGTGACCGGGCTGGTCAGTTCGAAGTAGCAGATCAGCTTGTCGTTCGTGCCGGCCGAAGTCGTGCCGCCGTCGCCGCCGTCGAGCCACAGGATCGCGGCTTCGAACTGGTCGCCGGTGACGGCCGAGTAGGTCAGGTCGGCCGTGTTGTCGAACACGCCGAGGGCGACGGTCTTGTTCGAGAGCGTCTGAGGGCTCCCGATCTTCGCCGCCGCGGCGACCGTGTTCGTGTTCATGTACTGGTGCGTGGTCAGGTTGACCGTGTAGTCCGCCGCGTCGATCAGCGTCAGCTTGATGACGCCGCTGTCCATGTCGATGGACGGCGACTGACTGAGGAACGACTGCTTCGCGAGAGCGTAGAGACCCGAGGCCATTGGAGAGACTCCTGTTTAGGGGACGTTGACGACGGTGAGGTCGTAGACGACTGCGCCAGAGGCGATGAAGGGGAGAGTCGGAGCGTGGCCGTCGAGCGCGTCGTCGGCGACGCCGTCGGCGTTCGGAAGGCCCTGGATCGTCAGGCGCAGTTCGCGCACGATCCGCAGTTCGCTGTCGAGTCCGTCCTGGGACTCACCGGCCGGCAGGAGGATCTCGTTGTAGTGGATCTCGCCGTCGCTGAAGATGTTGGCGACGACCTGCTTGGTCGCGCTCAACTGGACCGACTCGTTCGGCATGAAGCCCATGACGCGGTGGCCGTGGGACCAGACGTGCCAGAGGCCGGACGCCTGATAGAGCGGCGTGCCGGGGAGGACCAGCGGCGCCGCGGCGTCCGTGGCGAACGTCACCGCGTATTCACGCGCGATGACGGCGTTCAGGAGGGGCTTTTGCGTCTGGATCGAGTACCCGAAGAAATCTGCGTTGACGGCCATGCGTGGGTCTCGCGAAGAAGGGGTTCCCAGGCACTCGCCGGGATTGAGCCTATTCTTCCTTGTAGCCCAGACGAGGCTGGCACGCAAGTTGCCCAGAAACACAAGAACCCCAGGCGGTTGCCCGGGGTCTCGTGTGATGCGATGATCGGATGCCGGGAGGTTGCCCGGCTACTGCTATTGTAGCGCGGTCGGGTCAGGCCGGCAACTCCGGCGGCTGCTGCGGCGCGGCCGGGCCACCGAAGCCGGCGACCCGCGCGGTGCTCTTGATGAACTCCATGCCCGTCTTCTGCGTCGGGGGCTTCGGGCCGACGCTGATGAGCGTGTCGCCGACCGGGCGATCGGCCTCGACCGGCTGCCAGTATTTCGAGCCGTCGGGGCGCTCCATGAGCGCCTGATCCGGCCCGGGATCGACCTCGGTGCCGTCCACCGCGGCGGGCGCCGGCGCGGGCTCGCGGTAGTCCACGCGCAACTTCGCTTCGATGCCGGCGGCTTCCTGGAGCGACGCGATGGCCGGGATCATCTTGTCGAGCCAGTTGCCGATGATCTTGATGAGGATGTCGTGCCGCGCCGCGGCGTTGCGGGCGCTGAACGCGGCTTCCTTGACGGTGGGGCCGTGGACTTGGCGCATGTCGCCGGGGCTGGTCGGGTCGGGGATGACGAGCATGGTCAGTTGATCCTTTCGAGAATGACCATCGGCCGCGTCGCTTTCTCGCCGAGCGCGGTGACGATCAGGATGAGTCCCTGGTCTTCGAGGTAGTGCATGTGCTGGAGCATG